TGGATACTGTAGTCGAGTTTTCTGACTCGGTTGTCTTCTGTTCCTTTGTTGTTTTTGAGGACGAGGATGTCTTCGATCTCTTGGTGCCATATTGGGAAGTGTACTGTTGCACTGCCTCCCCTGATGCCATTTTGAGTACAGCATCGAACAGTTGACTCAAACTTTTTGAGGAACGGGACGACACCCGTGTGCTGAACTTCTCCGTCTCTGATTTTAGCGTTGATCCCCCTGATCCTACCAGCGTTAATGCCAATACCTGCCCTTTGAGCGACATAGTAGCCAATAGCCATATCGCTGCTAAAGATACTATCGAGGGTGTCATCAACATCAACCAGAACACAACTTGCAAATTGGCGAAGGGGGGTTCTAACTCCCGCCATGACTGGTGTTGGGATGTTGATTCTGTGTTTGGAGATTGCGTCATAATACTTTTTAATATAATCTAAACGGTAAAACTTGTCGTCATCTTGAAAGAGAGTAGCAGCAATCATGATATACATGAACTGTGGAGTCTCATAGATCTCTCCAGTACTTCTGTCTTGTACAAGATACTTATCAGTTACCTGACGTATACCTGCATAGGTAAAGAGATAGTCACGATCATGATCGATGAAACTATTTAACTTGTCCCACTCCTCATCTGTATATCTAGATACAATACCAGAATCATAGACACCTTTCTTAACACATCTATCTACATGTTCTTTAAGGATAGGTCGATGATCAGGATGCTCACCGTATACAGATTTCCTTAAACCAAATAGAAGTAACCTTGCAGCAACATATTGGTAGTTAGGATTATCCAACGTGATCAAATCATTAGCAGAACGAATAAGTATCTCTTGAATATCAGAAGTCTGAATACCATCAAACAATTGAAGGTTGGCATTCATTTCTACTTGTGATTCAGACACCCCTGCAAGACCCTTGCAAGCGTGCTCAACCATCTTATGAATCTTATCGAGGTTAAGAGGTGTATTCTCACCGTCTCTCTTAACAACTTTAATATCCTTACCGTTTGTCATACTCTTTTCCACTCTGTTAGTTTTACTTGTGCTTCTAGTCCTTGATAGATATTTGATTCTACCAAAGATTGAACATCATGTCCAGCTATTGCCATATCATTTATATCTTTTTGTTGTATATCATTTGGAAAGATCACTACCTGCTCACCTCTGTCGATTGTATTTGAGAGTCGGTTGACGATTTCTCTGTTACGAGGTTCGTTATCATAAACCCAAATATAATTGCTCCAACCAAACGTCCTACTATCAACATCGGAGCCAGCCATAGCAACCGAGTTTTCCAAGAGGGTTGAGTCGAATGGTCCTTCGACAACGTAGATTGGTTTGTTCGTATTGATCCTGTCGAGTCCATAGATTTTAGGTTTGTTTTCGTCTAGCATAACAGTAATATATCTCATCTTATCCTTTGGATTCAAAGATCTTCCTTGGAATCCAAACCACTTGTTTTCACTATCAATAAAAGGAATGATAATCCTAGGATGATCTCTCCTAATATCTGTGAACATAGGTTTCTGTGTGTTAACCCATGTACAAAACTTGTCGGTAAAATAAAATAAGGACGGATCTAATTTCCGTCCTACGATATACTGATATGCTGGATGTTCTGTATTTAGACTAGAAACTTTCTCTAGTTCTCCCTTCTTTTTAAATACTGGTTTTTTAAATTTTGGTTTAGGAACATAAGATCCTTTACCTGTTGTACCAGATTTATATCTCTCCATGATATACTCATCATAGAGATCGGGTGCCTGATCCTTCAAGAAATTGGGAAGAGTTCTACCCACTCCACAGTTATGGCATTTGAATACCATGTCTGCCTTTACACGAAAAAAATACCCCCTTGCTTTATTACGGTGCTTTTGAGAGTCACCACAATAAGGACATCGGAAGTTAAATAAATCGGATTTTTTCCTAGTAAACTTATCCAGTCTACCAGAAAGTAAAGTTACATAATGGGCATCAACAAACTCAGCCAACTCTATGGATCAGATTCCTATCCATCATACTACGTGCTTCTGAGTCTGTCAAGTTTCTGAGGACCGATTGTCCGACTGGACTAACGAGGAAAGATATAATAGCAAGAGCACCACAAATAGTCCACATCTTCTTCTCCATGACCTGTAGACGGTCATCAACCTTGCGTATGTCTCTTTCACAACCTTTCTTTATCTCCTCTGCTCTACGGTTAACCTCACGATGGACTGACTCCACCTTCTCAAACAATACTGCATCTATTCTATCTTGCTTGTCAAGTTTCTCGTTATGTACAGCAAGAAGTTGCCCCATCTTTACAGAGTTTTCCTGTAGAGTTGAGACAACTTTTTCTAATCTTTCTAATATTGCAGAGTTAACGTCCATTACTGATTGTAGTCTTGGACATTTCCTCCAGTACGACCTTTCGCTTTCAGTTGAGCAGTCTTCTTCTGTAACTGTTTACGAATATTCTGAATCTTTAAATTAGCTTTCTTCTTTTCTAACTGAGATTTCTGACGAGTCAGTTGACCTTGCATCTGCTTCTCATCACTCTGCTCATTAACGTTGTTCATGTGATTCATCCTCTTATTCATAAAGAACTTTGCTGCATTACCAGGAAGAATTCTTTCAATTTTTATATCTCCTCTATAACGATAGTTAATTAGAAGACGTAACTTCATACGAAGTTCTGCTGGATTACTAGCATAAACTATAGTCTCTCCTACTTCAGGTAAAGATACTTTATACTGAAAGAGGTGTGACTTAGGAGCGTAACGATCTACCTTACTCTCCTTCACAGTTTTATTACCAGCCTTTAACTTATTACCAGGAGCAACAAGTCCTTTTAAAGCTTTACGCTTTGCACGCATACGCATGACAGGATCATATCCAGCAGTCGGACCCGTTGCGGTATCCCCACCAGTAAATCCAGTTGTGGCCATTTCCTCGTTCATATTTTATCCAGTTCTTCTTGAATATCATCATCAATAGGAATCTCAGTGAGCATCCCTAATGGATATTTATTAAGATAAAGAAGTATAGTTTTTAAAATACCCCAATACTCCCTCTCTAATTTATAGAAAAGTAATGGGGTGGCTGCGTCACCAAAAACATTATAAAGGATGATAAGATGATTAATGATCAAATGAGTCCTTAAAGCACCACCTCTAACGTATCTTTTCAGTAAACGTTTAAGGTATTTAAATCTCTTAAGGTCTTCATCAAAATCCTCACGTGTAACACAGTGAGGATTTTCATAATGCTTAATGGCGAACAGGATGAATGTAGATTCATTCAGTTCGTCAAATTTCATGTATTATTAAGTCGTAGTAATTGTCTTAGTAGAACCAGATCCACCTGCACCAATAGTATCACCTAGAACGAATACCTTATCGGATGCTGTGTTTGTACCAGCGTCCTTGATTGTTCCAGAGATTGTTTGAGCACCGATTGTGTGTACCTTGCTTGCTGCTGCAGCAGTAAAGTCAAACTCAGCACGGTTTGTACCTGTTCCCCTAGCATATGTAGCAGTGATAGAAGCACTATCAGTTGTGTTAGTAACAACTAGTGTTGCACCAGCAGTAACATCTACCTTCTCGTTGTATATAACAACAACGGTTCCAGTTGCTCCAGCAGCATATGTTGTACCCTCAAAGAATACAGCAGAGATATCTGCATTACCAAGTGTATCAGTACCACGGCCACCAGCACCTACAAGACCATCAACTGCAACTAGAACTTCATCCCAGTACTTAGTCTGATCTCCTTTTTTGTAGTGTCTTAGAACCCAACCTTCTGCTGTAGCGAAAATGTTTGAGGGGTCTACAGCACCACCCTGTACAGCCCACTTAGGCTTTGCCTCATTAGCATCTGTGACTCCCCAAAGTGCCATGTTACTATACTCCAGAACTATTTTTTAACTAAGACTATTTATAAAAAAATGGGGTTTGAAACCCCATCAATTTAGCCTTCTAATAGTGCCTTTTGTAGTGCCTCTACGAGTTGATCATCAACTTTGTTTCCAGTCTTAGCAGCTGCCTTCTTAAGCAACTTAATTAAAAAATCTTTGATAACAGAGTCAAGGTCTTCAGGAATTCTATCAACTGCTTTATTGATTATGCTGATAGCGATTGGCATTAAAAAGTTAACCATAATTATATACCTATAGGTACTCTATATAGGCTTCACTCGTATCTTTTTTTACCACCTTTAATATATCCTGATCCTTTCTTATCGTAAAACTTCACACCTCTTTTCTTAACTTCACCTGCATGCTTTTTGAAGTCGGCAAACTTCTTCTGCTTTGCATCATCATGCCTTTTCTGTGCAGCCTTTATAATTTCTCTTCCGAGATCGGTTGTCTCTTCAATGTTTGTCATTTATACTTTCAGATCCTCCAATCGAAAATGGATTATACTTATCCGTTGCAATTCTATACATCTTTTCATGTATAGATTCATCCTCATCTACACCAGGAGGTTGAATCTCTGATGGTGATGTATCTAATGGTTCGTTTGTTGCGATAGGCATTGAATCATGTGGATGAGGTTTATGAAACCAAGGGTCGTAAGGTATTTCTGGGAGACTCATGTTCCCAGTCCTTTACCCTTCTTATAATTATCTTCGCTACCATACCTAGCCACTGTATTGGTATAGTCTTTAGCAGATTTGAATCCTGCCTTCTTTGCCTTAGCAACATAGGCTTTCTTATCTTGTGCTCTCTTCAGATACTTACCAGTACCAGATGATGACTTAGCACCTTTATCTTTCTTCTTCTGTCTGCTACCACCCTGTCCTAGAACAGCACCAGCACCATGTTCCTTCTTGATCTTGTCAAGAACTATTGATAATGCTGTTGGTTTACCAGATGGTTTCTTAGTACCACCCTTATCATAACCCTTCTCTTTCTTAAGACGAGTTGCTTCTACCATCTCACCTTCTGGTTGATGCTCTGCTGCTAGTGCTGCATAAGGAACTGCTTTTCTATTCTTAATCTTCTTCTTCTCTACAGCATCCTTATGACGCTTAACACCTTTCTTAACAGCATCACCTACACCTTCTTCAACAGGAGCAGCATCTGACTTCTCTGATTTCTGATCAACAGATCTTTGTGCGGCTGCTTTCTTTTCTCTGAACTCCTTAGCATGCTTTCCCATAGAAGCAGTCACATGCATTTCATCAACTGTCTCTTCACTGACAGCCTTCTTAACCTTACCAGCAAATTTAAGAGTGCCACTAACACCTTTCTTAAATCCTTTTGCGAATTCCTTCACACGTTTCTCTGGTACTTTACCTGCTGCTCTTGCTTTGTTGTGTCTCTCAACACCCTTCTTAACAGCATCACCCACCTTACCTAACAATCCTTTCTTGGAAGTTGGTTTTGCTGGTTGAGTTTTCTTAGCAGTCTTAACTGCCTTCTCTACCTTCTTAACTGTCGCTGCTTTCTTCTTAGGTGCTGCTT